ATGCCTTTGTGTGCTGTCTTTAGGAATTGTTCAGCTGTCTTAAAGACACTTTGTTTCCTTGGGTCACGGGGGTCAAAGATAGGTTTGCCATTCTCATCTTGGGTTTCAAACATATCACCCATCTCACGGCTGGAGTCAGCCCTAGCGGAGTGCCTAGAGAAGTTAGTGATGTAGCCAAGTAGCACGTCATCAAGTCCCTCTGTCTGATATCCATGGATCACCCCAGTCTCTGCATCAATCGTTGTGCCCTCTGGTGCATCAGGTGTGACATCACCTCGCCCTTCCTTGTCTTTCATTTTCATACGATGGATGTAGTGCTTACCAAATCCCTGAGCGTAGAAAACATTCTTCAAGAGATCAGGCAGACCTTCTGGAAGCTTGCCATCTTTGTCTAGCATCAGAGAGGAGATAAGGTTAGTGACCTGTGATGGATCAACCTTATCCATGGAGTCATATGGGTTTACTTTGTGTTCCTCTAGGCTCACATCGGTAGCACCCTCCGCTTCTACCTCAGCCTTGCGTCTGCGTAACTGAACGTCTGCTCTGGCTCCCTTGCCATCAATAGGCTCAACGTGCTTGCGTCCGTTCTTGTCGATGTAACTAATAGATAGCTCAGCGTTAGGTCTTACGCGAGGGAAGTACCCTTTCACTTCTTGCAATGCTTTAGCAGAGTTCTTTAGGTCTCTGATCCTTGCATCCATCAAAGCTTTTGGTCCTTCCTCAGTGATAGCCTGCGCTGATTGCTCAAGCTTAGTGATCGCCATGTTAGCATCCACTACCATCTGATCACGGATACCATCTAGTGTTTTCCTCACATCCTGATAGATGGTGAATTGCTGTGGGTTCATGCCAGCTTCTTGAGCTGTCTTATAGCTGATGCCATCCTTGTCGCCTTGGATCAGTGCTTTCTCTACTGCTGTCTTATCAATCTGATTTGCATTAAAGAAAGACCCAGACTGGTTAATGTATCTGCCATTCAACTCTGATGTTCTGTCAGAGATCTGTGTCATCTTCTGGAACATCTTGTATAAGAGTTGTTGTGCTGCTGGTGCGCTCTTGAGTGAGCCTTGCTCAGCCAACCACTGGGGCATGAACAAGAATCTTTTAATCAAACCAATGTCATCTTTCTTCCTTGGGCTGTAACCAAAGTCAGCAAGGAAGCTGTTGTTCATGAACTTAGGTAATGTGATACCCAGCACTCGTACTGAGTCAGCTAGGTCTCGCTCTTGGATCTTATTCTTTGCAGCCATGTCAGGCTTGGAGTATTGCGGCTCGGATCTAGGTTGGGCTGAAACATCTTCATTAAGTTCAAGTGAGTTCATCCTAGCCTTACGAACTAGCTTGGCTGCTTGAGCATTCACATCATTGGCGTTAGTCTCAAGACCCAGTGCCTTACGAACCATGGCCCTGATTGCATCATACACACGCATGAACACACTTGACCTGTCATTCAGCTTACCTTCAGTATGAGCCTCAATGTAAGCAGCCCAGACTTCTTCAGTGATGTCAGAGTTCCAGCTACCATCTTCGTTCTTTAGGTTCTTGTATCTACCAATGACATCGCTGAGATACTGATCACCTATCTTAACATCCTTTCCGCTGGAGTTAAGGGCTGTGATTTGACGCATGATGGTGTTCATCATCTGTGCATACTGGGCCGGACCCAAAGCTTTCTTAGCCATGGCGTGACCAAGTGACTCATGGAATAAGACCTTCTCGATGTTGGAGTCAGTCAGAGTGTCAGCATTCAGGTAGATCTTACTGTCGTGATAGGCACCATCCCACACGTCGGTGGATTGAGAGCCAGTCTCTTTAGAGAAGCTGGCTGTGTCTGTTACCACGATGTCAGTACCCGATAAGAACCCCGGCTTCTGGGCATCAAGCCAACCTAAGATGTTCTCCATACCCATACGCCCACCGTTATCTGGGTTAGGCTTAGAGTATTGAGGTCCACCTTTGGACATGATCTTATTAACCAGAGCTGTGCCGATGACAGCCTCAGCACGAGTCCTGTCTGTGTTGATAGCGTGTGCTATGGCAGCTGACCTGATGGTTCTGATCCCCTCAATGCTAGATGAATCTCTTGTTCCTTTGTCAGCCTGTACCTGCGCCATGGCCCCAGTGATACCAAGTGACTTGGCATAAATATCAAGCAGAGATGTGTACTCATCCCTAAGATCCAAGAGTCTTTCGTGCTCTTGGGTTCCGATCACCGCATCGCCATCTTTTTGAATGGCTTGCTCTAACTCTTGGCGCTTAGCTAGTACGGTATCAACCGCTGCTGTCCTTGAACCCTCCGGTAGTTTCTCACCTAGCTTCTCTGGGATTGTGTTGCCCTCGTAGTTGACGAAGCCTTCTGGTGCTGGGGTAGTGGTATCAAACTTCTCACCCGGCTCCTTGTACTTCTTAGCTACAAGATCTTCAGCCTTTAGATTCTCAGCTTCAGTGAGCGGGGTATCCTGCTTGGACTTAGCCACCGATGAACCACGAGCTTTCCCTTTAACCTGAAGGGTTCCAGCTAAACGATCTGCCTTGGCTTGTATCTCTGCGTCATCACCTACTTGATTGAGGATAGCCTCTATTGGATTGCGTCCTATCTTTACGGCACCACTGAATAGCTCACCTTCAAAATAATTGTCGTCATAATCTTTAAGTGATTGTTTCTGCTCAGTTGTGAGCTTCTGTCCTGACTCCCGTATCGCAGCTAGGCCGAATAGATCTCTGGCCTTTTCATGCCTTTCCGTTTCTTGTACGATTGGCTTCAGCCCCCCATGTTCATCGATAGCTGCAAACTCTTGAGCTAGTTCTTGCTCAAGTGATTGAGTTGCATCCTGCTCCAGATTATCTTGGACCTCTTGGGGTGCAGGTGTGCCTACCTCTTGTGTTGTTTCTTCGACAGTGTTTTGTCCCTGAGCAACCTGATCGTCTACTTCTTGCTCATCAACGAACTCATCAACCTTCTCGGCTGTCTCTTGTCCGGGGAGCGGAGTTTCCATGTTGATGTCTACGTTGTCGGGTTCCTCTGAGACTGGTTGATCCTGTGTCTTTTGTTGTGTTGGTTCAGCTACTGGTGTAGACAGTGGCCTTTCCCCAACTGCACTAATCTGTGTTCCGTCTGGGTTAAACCCCATGGATCGTAGCTTCTCAACGATGGGCTTGAGCTTAGCTAATTTTACTGCTTTATTATTGGTCTTCATAGCATTGGCTTTCTTGACTTGGGCCACCAATGAATCCACAGGCTGCTCATCGAACACTGCCTTTCGTCGGACACGAATATCTTCATACCCTGCCTCTGCTTCCTCTTTGGTTAGTTCACCTGAAGCTACGAGGTCATTGATCTCTTTAAGCTCTACATCCAAGGCTTTAAACTTAGCCTCAGTGTTTTCATTCTCAGTAAGAATAGGCTCCGTCCTGTTAGCTTTCTCTCTGGCTGCGGTAGGAGATAAGAACTCTTTCTGCTCCATCTGTGTGGTCTGCCCTGCGGCAGGTAAAGAAAGCATGGTTGCATCTAAGATCTCCATGTTCTTCTCAACCCAAGCCTGCTCCTTAGCTTTCTGCTCAGCACTAGACTTCGCATCTGATGTTGCTCCTTTAGCTGCATCAATCTCAGCCTGAGCTTTGCCCTCTCGACTAGATTCAAATGCGCCACCGACGCCACCAAAGACACCACCAACTACGGCACCACCTAAGAACTCTTGACCGTAGCGTTCCCACGCCTCTGGCCTGAATAAGTATTGACCGACTGACATCTTCTGATCTTCAGTCATGCTAGGCCACTTGTCGATGAAGACTTTCTTGGTAGCTTCTGACACCATGGCTTGCATAGCTTCAGTCGTACCCTCCGTGGCTGAGCCCTTGGCTATCTCTTTAGTGATCTTCTTGAGCATACCTGAGTTAGCACCGTCACCGATGACCTTGGAGATGATGCCACCTCCCTCACCTAAGAACCCAAACTTCTTAGCGAAGCTGGCTGCTGGTATCATATCAAACGCTGAGGCAGCTAAGCCCCCCACGGCTACGTCACCAAAGGTTGGGCCTTCGACTCCTAGCTTCTCTGCTTCTTGTTGCAGGTCTCTGATAATATCACCAGTGGTCATGCCATAGGAAGCTGCTGTCATGCCTACCATAGGGGCGATAGTCTCTGCTAGGAGCCTACGCTTGAGCCCACTATTCACAGCATCCTTGGCTGCATCTTCAGAGATCTCGATACCTAATCCTTTTAATTTCTTGAGGGCACCTGCTTCAAATGCCTGTCGTCCTTTATTGGTGAACGCATCTCGCAGTCCCACCTTGGCTACTGAATCTACTACGGAGTCAGTGATTGTTTTCTCTGCTAGTTCTTTACTCAAACCTTTCTTTATCGCTGCATCCATGAGCCCCTTCTTAACCGTGGCCTTGGCTGCATTACCAAAAGCCATCTTAGCTCCGGTCTTAATAGCCCACCCTGTTCCAAGAGTCAACACCATAGATGGTACTTGCTCAAGGATCAATTCACCTGCCCACCCAAGGGTAGACTCGGAGTGCTCGATGGCATCTGCTGATTCAAAGTTAGCTTGGGCTTTAGTCTTGAGCCATTCACCTAGCTGGTCTGCTCCTACTGCGTCGGCTACTAACCCACTCGTAGCTTGCATAAACCCAAGGTCGTTAGTGGCTCCACGTTCTAACGAGTTCCATATGTAGTTGCCATCATCCTCGGCCTTCAGCTCACCAAAGAATGGTTCAGCTGATTTGGACTTGAGAAGAGGACTGAGATCAAATCCCTGTGAGGTGGAAGCTTTGAGTGTGTCTATGGCACTGGATGAATCCTGCGGTATGAGGTTCTTCATTGCCTCCTGTATGCCGGATACAAAGCTGACGCCACTAGACGGATCATAATTATTGCTCAGGTCAGATAGCGTATCGAACGCATCGTCTTGAACATCGCCATTGCTGAGTGCTTCATCCAAAGAAAGCTTGGCATAAACATCATCAACTAGGTGCTCCTGTCCGGAAGAAGCGAGTCTGGCGTAAACCTCGGACATTGATATTTTTGGCATTCTTTATCTCACGGTTGCTTTTTTACTTTCCATTCTATTACTCTGTCTTCCTAGTGTGGCATATCTGGCACTACTCTCTATGGCTGCATGGATGGCAGTATCCAACTCCCTTGCCATGGGCATATTAGGATCTATGCCCTGCTCAATTAAAAATTCTTTGGCTTTGGATCGCACTGTTTCCATACCAGATGCAGATATATCAACGCCCATGCTGCTGGATATGTCTTTGATGATGGCATTCACTGGAGCTCTTGGTGCACTCCGCGCATCCCCTCCCGGCCATGGATTTTCAACGATCTCTGATTCTTCACGGCCTTTTATTTCCTCATCTATCCCCGCTTGTTGCTCTGAGGCTGGTTGAGCTGGAAGATTAGCCCCGACACCTGCTGGGTCATCTGGATCAATCACTGCGTCAGGAGTAAGCCTGTCAGCTCTGATACCAACAGGGATTGACAGTGCTGCGAAGGCATCATCTATCTGAGCACCCTTAGAGATCTCACTGTTCAGTAAGTCTAGGTGATAAGTAAGACCAGTGCCCAGCACACCCATGGCGCTATTAACTTCATCAGCACTGCCAGCGTTGATAAGATCTTGGTACTGCTCACCAAGCTGGGATAGCATGTCGCCTACTTTTGCCATATCTCTAGGATTGGGGAGGGCATCATTTACAGCCAGCATCTTTTCCAGACCCGCCATAAACTTCCCAAGGTTATCAATGTTCCCTTTCCTAGCTGCTTGCGCCGAGGTAGAAGCTGCGTTGGCAGCCCCATTGCCTAATTGACTACCCCTAGTTGGTGTCTTTATATATGAGGAAAGAACTAAGCTTTGCTCTACTTTGTTGAGCATCTGTTCCATGTCCCATCCAACCGTTGCCCCCTTAGATTCCAGTTTTTCTTTGAGGCTCATCATAGATTCTTTTACTTTCTTGATGCTCGCCCTGTTGGTAACATCCTGTAGTTCCTGTAGCTGCTTAGCTACTTTAGGGTCAGCCCCTTTCATGTTGAGTATCAGTTTCTCAACATCAACTCTTTGCTGAGATAGTTCTTTGATATTCTCTGCTTCAGTGCCAAGCTTGATCTTGTCTATGTAGGCTTGAGAATCTTCAGCTGTAAGTTTATTAGAAATTATATCAGTGAGCATACTTTGACCATCTTCAGATTTAAAGACTTTGCTTTGAAGATCTAGTTTGTTCAGATCAATATCAGCTTGTGAGATGGCTACACTCCCTTGAGCTTCACCAACATTCACCTTAGTAGTAAGCTCACGCTTCTTGAGTGGGTGCATCTCTGCGGTGCGAGCCTCTTGATTACCAAGTAACTCCTGCCGTTGGCGCTCACCGCTTAGCTTGAGCTGACGTTCCTCTTCTGCTTTCTGCTCGGCTCCAAACTCAGACAAGCCTTTGTTAAGGCCACCAACTAAATCAAGGAACATACTCATATCATTACTCCTAGCATTTCCCTGCGTCGTTTACGTTTCTTCTCTTCCTCTTCGAGGAGAGGTGACTCCGATCCTAAGTGCTCACGGGTCTCGTCTAGTGCTATCTCATCTTGGACCACCATAGGATCACTAAGATCTATGGGCTCCTCGACTGGTGCCTCTGTTCCATCCTCTTGCGTTAGCAAGGTGAGGATCTTTTCTAGTAGGTCAAGTGCTCTGCTCATTCGGCAAACATTTTGTTAAGGTCAGCATTTGCTGACGGTGCATTGACTTGGTTTCCGACTGGTTTATTTGAGCCTTGCATATTGATTCCGTATGCACCTTGCATGAAACCTTGGCCGAAGCCCTGTGCCCCTCCACCGTTGCCCATGCCTATGGATCCACCCATCAACCCTTTGAAAGCTGAAGAGTAAGACTGTTGGGCTGCTGCTGAAGATTGCATAGCCATGTTGGAATAGTTCTGAGCTTGGACACCCATGATGTCAGCCATGGATCTAGCCTGACCTGCTTGCCCTGCTGCTCCTTGGAACTTCAAGTCTTGCTCTCGTTCTCTGAGTGCCTGAGTACCTGATGCCTGTGACTGAACCAAGCTCATACGGTCACGAGCAAACTGATCCTCTCGGGCCAAGCTTGCTTCACCCTCAGCGCCTGTTAGGTTTCTTGTGGCTACGTTAGCGTTGCCAATGGCTGCTAAACTCTGTGCGCCTTCTTGCTGCTGATTCTGGATCTGCATCTGATCATATGGTGATCGTGCCGCAAGTTCATCACGCCCTCTGGTAGTCTGGGTGTTAGCTAAGACCTCCCCACTGGCTGCTAAGAACTGACTCTGTGCGTTGCCAGCGTTCTGAAGCTGTTGCTGTGCATCCTGCTGTAGCTCAGCTGTGGTCTCACCAATCATCTTCAGCCCTTCTAGTTCCGTGGCTGAGATACGGGAAGCTGCACCACCTTTACCAACCTTGGATTCAAGAGCCGCTGTCTTTCGTGTGAGGTCTGCTACCCCCTGTTGCATCTTGGATATAACTGCGGCTGCTTCCGGTGCGAGTCCAGTCTTGAGAATGGACTCCATTCTCTGGCCTGAAGCCTCAGCCATCTTGCGTAGATTCCCTACCGCAACGTCAGCTTCTTTCTTGTATTCAGCTTTGAGGCCATCATTGAATTCTGCGTCCTCTCGAACCAGAGTGACTGCGCTCTCCGTCATCTCATCAAGGAGCCCCGTCATCTCATCAGCATTCATGCCGATAGTGGTAAGCTCAGCATTAAGATGTTGCTTAACCAGAGCACGTTGCTGCTCAAACAGAACGATGCTTTGGTTGTCTCCATTGCGTTTGGCCTCAGCCAGTAAGACACCAACCTCTGCATAGGACTTGTTCATGTCCTCGATCATCTTCTGTGTTTCTTTTGGAATGGCGCTGGTCAACTTTTTAAAGTTAGCCATTTGCTGCTCCATCAACCTAAGCTGGCGCTCTTGTAGCTCCCTAGCTTTAGCTGCTTGCTTTTTCCCTTTCCTGCTGGACAAGAGCCCAGATCCAAGAGAGACAACTGCGGTTCCTGCTGCTACCCAGACTGAAGACATTTCATCACCTCATTAAAGTCATTGAGGCTGGGAGTGCTCATATCATCCTCTGCCTTTGTTACATCTTCTACTTCAACCGGATCTATGGTAAGCCAGATGGTTTCTTCGTGTGCAAAGAGCACACGCTTGCGTCCGGGTTTCCCATTGAGGAACTCGAAGCTATTGAGTCTTGTTGTACTTTCAATCTCACCGTCATGGCAGAAGCTTTTAACTGTCACGTCACCTGAGATAAAAATATCTAGGTATGGTTTCTTGTGTACTCTGCCAGTGAGGAACACTCCTTTAGGAATGATGAGCCTTCTGCAATATAATTTCCCGACTAGCTTTTCTTCAAGGCAATGCTCATTGATTTCATCACGTTGATTGAGACCATTATCAATCATGAATGTCTCAAAGTTCTCGACATCATCAATGCAGCAGCCAGCGACAGTACGCATTCCTTGAAGGTCATCCATAAAATGCCCCTTCTCGTTGGCTATCTTAATCAGTTTCATGTCTCAGTATTGGCCTGCTCTACTGTGAACATGATACTCCTAACCGTAGCTTTGCCAGCTATTTTATAGGAGACAGCCTCCGTACTGAGCCAAGCTGGAGGATAAGAGATTCGATCTGGCTCATACCCAGTATTCATATCTACCTCACCCACGGTGTCATCAGTATCTGGATCTTCAGAAGATGAGATGGTAACTAGGCATTGCCCAGTCCCATGAAACCTCAGAGCCTCTACCCTTTTGGTGTCAGCCTCATTGAAGGATGTCACACCTTTGTAGACCATGGTGGCATCCTCATCCCCGCCGAACAGCTTAACGATGGAGCCATCTCTCAGGCCAAAGACGTTGCCGCCTATCTCATGCACAGCTGTGAATGAATGATCTCGTGCTGCTAGGGTTGACCACTGCTGGCTAACGAAGTCATAGACCAACGCACCTTGGTCGTGGAACAGAAAGAGTTTCTCCTTCTCGATGATCATGAACGAATCCTCTGTGTTCATGGGGTCGAAGTAATCCTTGTCGAAGTTGGTAGACACCAATGTGGCTCCACCTTCACTGATCTGATAGATCCCGTTGTAGCCAAGGTAGTAGTTCTGATCTGAGTTTCCTCGGCCAATACCACCGGAGCCAAAGACAGACTGACTCAAGCTGAAAGCATCAGGGCTCACACCATAGCCGAACTGAACTCCGCCTTTGGTTATCACAGCGATGTTGCCACCCACCTGTGAGATGGAGCTGATGTCGAAGTTCGCTTCAACAACGTAAGCACCCGGCCACCAGCTGGGGTTTCCGGGTTCTGATAAGTATAAGTCTCGTCCGATCCACCCAACGTAGAACCCGTTGAATGGCCCAGCCATGCCGTCGAACTGTTGCGCTGGGATTCCAGCTGAAACCAATGCACCATTGTCTGCCCTGTAACTTGTGGCTAGGGCTGCGCCTAGCTCGATGTTGTCCTTAACGTCTGTGTAGTTCTGAGTAGCAATCGGAAGTTCCTCTACCAACTGAAAGGTGGTGGTTGCTTCTGTGCCCAGTGAGATTCTATACAGTCTCCAGTGTGTTACCAGCTCTGGTACAGTCACGCCCTCAATAGAGAATGTCACGCCCTCTGAGCTTTGGCTCACTGAATAGATTTCTGATGGTGTGCTTTCGGTTATCCAGCCCTCGACGTTCCTAACCCACACCGCAACATAGCGATAATCATAGGCATTGGTATCCCTACTCTCAGGTATAATGGTGTCACCAAGGTCTGACCCATCGCTGTTGTCAGTGATAGCGGTATTGTAAATCCCTGCGCTCCCTATCCGGGAGGCCAATGTGTTTCCTTTGACCCTACGATAGACGTTCCATTCCATATATGGTGATGGTACTCCTCGCAGTGGAGGTCTTGATATTCTAATCTGAGACTCCTCTTCAACCAATAGCTCTACCGCAGCACAGCTATCAGACTCACGGAGGACTGCACCATTGGCATCCTTCTCCGTGAATGTAACAAAGTATTCGTATGTCCCTGCCAAAATAGAACCACTGCCAAGGCTCGTCAACCTTGGCGTGGCAGGAGGTAGGAGTTCTGCACCTTGAACTGATAGGTTCTCCGGTGCATCAATCCATAGGTTGGTAGCCGCAGCTCCGTTAATCCTTAGCTTCCATATCTCTGCATCATTCTTGTAGATGGCGACAGGAAGACCACGGACATCGGAGATCAGGTAGTTCTTCCCACCTGAGATCCATGTGTCCATGTAATTAGCAATCTCTCCATAGTGCCCCGACTCAACGAAGCTCGGAGATTTAATAGGCTTGAGGCCACCACCCGACAGATCCACGTTCTCAGCGATGAGAGCCTGACCTGTGAACGCAGTCCTGTTGGGTGCGATCCCAAGGAATCTATTAAGTGTTACTGCTGGCACCTTTGGATGCTCCTTTCTTAGGTTGACTTGCTTCACCCCACTCGTAGTTGAGTCGGTTAAAGCTGGCCTGGCCCAAGCGGAGATTGCCCTTAAACTCACTGAGTTCGACAGGACACTCCTCAGAGTTCACCAGCTGAACGAAGTCCATGATGTTATCTGGGGTCTGGTACTTGGCGTCGATCTCTAGGATCTCTGCTTGGTATTTAAGTTCTACCATTCGAGCGTCGTCTTCGCTACGCACTTGGCCATTGCCACCATCGCCCTTGCTGGGTGCCTTCTCGTACTTAGGGAGTACACAGCTATCAATGGTGTCGAGGTAGTAGGCTGGTGCCACCACAGGTTCATCACGATCAAACGCAATGCGCTGTGTGTTTACTGTGACAGGTAATGGGAATTGAGACTCATTGGCTCCATTGTTTCGCAAGGTAATAATAACCCAGCGTCTGGAATCAAGATCCCCTTTCGGTCCTTGGGACTTAGGGATCGGTCTTCGGTGTTTTACTTTGGCATTCATATAGCTTTCCTTAATAGAGCTGAGATTAGTTTAGAATAGATGGGAAGAGTTCAATCAAAAAAGGGCTCCGGTTTAACCCAGAGCCCTTTGATTGTGGTTAGACCACTGTGTTAGATGTCGTCGCGGATAGCTTCGATGTCTAAGATTTCAGCTGCGTCATTGAAATCAGCGAGCACAGGCAAGATCACACCAAAGCTTGATGTGATGTTGTTGGTCTTGTCGGAACCATCAAGAAGCGTTGGGCCTCCAGATGTTACCAAGGTGCGCGTTCCAGCAGCAGCGATCTTGTAGAAGTTACCAGCTGGTAGGTTGGAATTCCATTCAAGAGTAGCTAGGCTAGTGCGATTGGTGATGATCAACTTGCTAGGGATAAACCCTAGCTCGATAACCATTTCAGCGTTTGTTGCTGTGACTTGTTTTTGAACTTGCATGTTTTAATCTCCTAGTTCAGTTACTTAAAATGCTGGGCCAGCTGCATTTTCAGATGCAGTAGTGAACGCAGGAACGCCAGTCTCAATACGGATGAGGTTGTCGTTGTTCAAGATGTTACAAGCATAGTAAGTCTTGTAACCGATGTGACCATTCAAGCCAAGCTTGTCATAGCTGTCGCCATTCTCGCTAGGTTTGTGGACCATGACTTTCATAGAGTTCTCACCTGCAAGCTTAGAGCAAGCGAATGAGTTCTTAGAGAAGATCAAGAATGGGTAAACGTGAGCTGCACCACCTAGACCACGGATGTTGTTAGTAGCTGGGTTGCCACCAACGCCTTCCCAAGGCAAAGCGATGTTGCTTGTGACGACACGGATCTTACCCATGACGTTACCAATCTCACCGGGAAGAACAGCAGTCTGACCAGCATAGTGCTCAACACTGATGAAGCTGGCCATGCGACGAATCACAGGAGCTACGTTGGTGTGGCAGTAAGCAATGTAAGAAGGCTGGATAGGCAAGGTCTCGTAGCTAGGCGAGCTAGTTACTAAGTCTTGGATCTCTTCAGCGTTGTTCTCTTCAAGTGTAGAGATGGCAGCTTCGAGGTCAGATTCAGTCATGACATTCACGACACCAGCTCGGTTAGCGGCACCAGCAGCGAAGATGGCGTTTGATCCACCCTTGACTACGTTGTATGTCAAAGTCTCGATCTTGCGGGAGAGGTCGTAAGACATCATATCCACAGCGATCTTGAGGAGATCATCCTCATGAAGCTTCATCATGTTTTCAGGAATGTCTACAACACCACCATAACGGTAGAGAGTGGTAGAGAAGTCAGACCATGACATCTTAACAGCACTAGGATTAGTGGTGCCAAAGATAGGATTGAGTCCGGTGTCGATGTTGTGGTATCGACGGAACTGAATCGTCTGCCCACTGTTCATCGGTAAGTCTTCTTGAACACCCCACTTAGGAAGCATCAAGCGTTTCTGAGAATCGAAAATCAAGCGAGCTGAGGCTTTGATACCTAGTGCGCCTGAGTTAGAGGTGCGGAATGTAACTGCACCTGCGTTATCTTGTGCTGGCATTTGATATTACTCCTTTGTAATTTTGCCTAAATGTATCTTTTTGCGTTTGGCGCTGAGGTTAATTTCCTGACCTCATCCTGCCAGAGATCTCTGTCTCCAGTAGCTGGAGCTGATGTTCTCTTCCCCGCACTTGGACTCCTAGCTGCCGCCATTCGTCGGTGGTTGGGTTCTTCTTTTTCTTCTTCTCTAGGCTGTGCAATGTCATTCTCTCGAATGTACCTATCGAAAACTTTCTGCGCTCCTGATACATCATAGCGATCAACGCCATTCAACTGGGTGTCAACCCAGCTCTTTCGGTACTCAAGCCAGTCGTTGAAGTCCGGCGAGTTTCTTATCTCGGATAGGGTCAGCTCAGGGTACTGACCAGTGATCCAGCTTTCCATGCTGGACCAATACTGAGAATCTTGTTCCGCGCTGGCTTTGCTTTGCTCTGCCTGCTGGGACTTCTCAGCTCTATCTGTTTCAACTTTTTCAAGGATCGCTTTGACCTGCTCAGCGGCCAAAGACTTGATCATTGTATCCAGTCCCGGAGTATATTCAAGCAGGTCTTTTACCTCTTGGCTTAACTGAGACTCGTCTAGGCTAGGGATGTCTGGGATTTCAACCTCTGGTTTCGCCTTCGGTTTCTCCTGTGGCTCGTCCCTTGCTGACAACTTGGCTTCTATAGCAGCAAGTTTTTCCTCCATACTCTTTAGTGCAGTCTGGGATTCAATAGCCTCTTTCTTCCAGTCTTTGCGCTGCTTCTTGCCCTCCTCTACAGGGCTCTCTTCCTCTTCAGTTGCCTCTGCTTGGTCTTCGAGAGTGGCTTCGTCAATGGTTTCTTCGGTGCTGGCTGGCTCTTGGGTTCTTCCGTCTTCGTCTGGGATACGGTTGAACTCTGTGGCTTTGGCTCTGTCGCCTTCGCCTTCGGTAAGGGCTTTGACTTCAGCGTCCCAGATTTCTTTGGAGCTGACTTCTTGGGTTCCGGCATTGGAATCTCCTTCTAGTGTTGCTGTGTTTGTTTCTTCGCTAATAGCTGCGTCGCTCATATGACATCCTCGAATAGATTGATGAAACTTTTAAGGGTAGCTATCCTACCCTGTAAGAATAGAAGTCCATCTGGCTTAACCCCGTCAGCTTCGACTCTGGCCCTAGCCAGCTCCTGCTTTAGATTAGTTAGAACCTTTCCGAACTCCGTACACCCAGCTAAAAAACGGGTGTCATCAGCGGTTAGAATTTCTTGGGCGTCTAGGTCGTCCATTGTTTCCTCCTCCTGATTCCTGCTGCTTGGCTTCTATGTCAGCCAACTTCATTAGCTTCTTGGTATCATCACCAGCCGTCTTGACTTGGGCTTGGATCTGTGCCAATGCCAGTCTGGTCTCAGCACTGAGCTGACCTTTGACCTTCTCCATCTCAATGTCGAACTGATGCTCCATGAATTGTTTCTGTTGCTCCATCTGCATTCCAGCAGCTTGTTGCTCCATCTGCTGTTGCTGTTGCTGTTGCATCTTAACTGCAACCTCATCCACAGTAAGCATATAACGTTCGGGGTCGATGTTACCAGCGATGGCCCAGTCTTCCACGATAGGATCCGACTTGATCTTAACCTGAAGTGCAGGCAGCTGCTGACTCATCAAGAGCAATCTCTCAAGATCTAGCTTGCGGAGATGCTTGTTCTCAAAGGTAGCGAACCCAGTAGCCTGAATAGAGAAGTCACCTTTGACGTTGTTATCTTTAAGGAACTCCATGTTCCAATCGTAGAATGATTCAACGATGGGTATCCAAGCGTGCATGTCGTAGTTCTTTAACACAAGACCAAGTTGCTTACTAGCACTGGCGATCTTCTGGTTCTCGGCATAGGCAGTAGATGATTCACCACCCCCACCACCTTCAAGAATCCTTGGTACGCCAGAGCTTTGATCAGCCCACTGCACCATGGTGCCAATGGCTTCAAGCACACCAGCTGTCACATCAGGAAAGAAGATCGGTTGGATCAACTTACGAACGTCACCATCTTGGAATGCTCCATCGAACTCCCAGTTTCTACCCGGATAGAGTTCAAGGCTTTCACCACGCTTGAGCTTACTCTTATCAATGGCAGTCATGAGATTACCGCTGAGTCTCTTGTTGTCGATGTACATTCTCATCAAACGGTTGACGTTCTTCTGAGCGTCAAAGATCTTCTGAGCTACACCGCGACCGAAAGCAGATCCGGGAACCTTAGTCCATGGCACCATGTGATATGGTCTACGTCCACCGGGGAATGGATTAACCACACACTTGATCACTCTCTGGTTACAGAAAATAACTATGGCTTCTGTGAAATGTGAATCCCTTCCTTCAAGATCGTCGATATAATCTTTCAAGTATTTATTCTGGACTGATCCAGAGAATGTGAACACGTCGTAGTTTAAATTTGAGTGGCCACTCTCTACTGCTTCTGATGGCCCCTCGGAGGTATTGAATCCATGCTGCGGCTCATTCTTCTCTTCGATGTCGAGAAGCAAACGATCAAACTCATCCTTGATATATTCGTATTCGTACTCCTCGGCATCGGCATCTTTGCTGATGATGGAGTCACTTGGGAACACAAGAGAGTATAGGTCTTGAAGTCCGGGAGCTGAGATCTTTTCACGGTGGAAGAATCCAATCCCATTCTGAACCATGCCACCACACTCAGGATCTGGCCAGCAATCCCATGGACTGAGGTTTGATACCGTTGGCACGTCCTCATACACTTCTTTCTTAGTGAAGCCTTGCTTTCCTTTAACCCATCGGTAGCGTTTCTTTCTTATGACTCGTGGGCTTTCTAAGAAAGCTGTGCCATATAGGGCTCCGTCATAGATGGAGATCAAACCAACACTGGCTGCATCTGATTCAGCGAACTGATCATCTAATCTTTTCTTCATGTTCTTGATGCGAGCTTCCAGCGTCTTCTTATCCATAGCCATCTGAGCGACTTGTTGCTGACCCTCTGGCCCGATAGGTGTTTCACCATCTGCCATTTGTTCCATAGCAGCCATCATAGCTGGGTCATCAGGGATAGGAGTTGTCTTCACATCATAAGGAAACTTGCCTCCTTTGAAAAGAATATCCTGTAGCTGAGCCTGAGCTGCTGTTACCTTCTGTTCAGTGAGGGGATAGAAAGCTTTCGACCTCCACGATTTGGATGCTCGTGTCGATGTCTCACTCTCGGAGTCATCAAACTTCCCATTGAAGTTATCATGGGCTCTTGTCCAGTCAGCTTCAATCGCTACCTTGCGGTGATCCTTCCAGCCTTCGAGGAGACCACTGAGGTGTTGAAATAACTTGGGTGCTCTAGTCTCATCAGCCTCCTTGGAATCCATGGGTCTAACCGACATAGGTAATATAGGTTTATCTTGCATCAGTTATCCTCTTCAAACAGGTCATCCATGAATCTTTCTCTTGAGTTTTTATCTCGCCGTATATCATCTATTGTATCTGGATGCCTGCTGGAATTAAGAGATAGGCACAGGTATTTAATGACATCATAGCTGTGATTCTCTTGATAATCAGCAAGGCGCTCAGAGTGTATCTTATGTCGGGACAGCGTAGGTAAAGTTCTTATTGTGTGGACGCAGTCCCTAGTGAAGTACATTTGTGGTCTGTCATCGTATCCTATAAGCCTAGTTCTTATAAGCTCAGTTCCAGTTATCTCTGAACCCGGGCTCTTAATGGCTGGCACAAAGGTGATGCCCAGTTTATAGAAGGCATCGTAGATAGGGGTGCCATTGAGAACTTGGAAGATCTGTGTGTCAGCTGGCCCCGGCTTGATGAACAGATTATCTCCATCACCCATCTCTCGTCTGCGGATCTCATTAGCCACTTCATGGGCTGACATCTTCACACCCTCATTGATCTTATTACCGGGCTTCCATCCATAAAACTCGTTGTAGAAAACGATGGACCCAGCGGGGAAACACCCACGCTTATTGTAAAGCTCCTCTCCAGTAGAGATAAAAGCCCTGAGATAGCAGAAAGGTGTGGAGCTACCCCAATCAAAACACCTGAACCTATCGAAGTGCTCTGGTATATCCTGTGGTGTGATTGAATGATTGATGACATGCTTGCTTGGATACCAAACATCAGAGAACATAGCACCTAGAGCCACAGACCAATCACCATGACGCCAAGCCTTACGGACAACTGGGTCTTTGATACGCTCTAACTGGCGCATGTATGTGGGGTCGCTGGCTAGATGGGGGTTATCATCTACTGTAGACTGGAAGAAAGCCCTAGTCTGATCGAACTCATTCTTAATGATCCTGTTGCCTGCTGGCCACGGGTCAATGAAGTAGTTCTTAACTGCTGTGTGGTTAAACCCACCGGGGTTTCCAGTATAAATGATCTGGCCTTTGATGCCATGGGGGTTACGAAGACAAGCCATGAATGTGTCATTGATTGTCTCGAAGGGTAGCTTGAAGTCACAGATCTCATCGAATCCAATCATGGTGTACTCGTGACCCTTGTACTTTTTCAAGTCGTCGATGTGTTCAATCTGCCTCATCTTGAGCCAAGCTCCCTCGAAGGGGCCTTTGAATCTGAACTCTCTTGTCTGACCTGAGATGTAGGTAGCTATGCCGTTGACCTCTAGTATGTCCTTGCCTTTATCAACAAGGTCAGAGAGATCATCGAAGTTCTCACGGAAGAATATGATCTTACTCTTGCCTCTATTCTTCTCGATGTGCTGTAGAACTTTGCCGAATAGGAACGAACTTTTCCCGCTCCCCCTCCCTCCGCCAAACATAACCTCATCGCAATCACAGATGAAAGCGTTGGTCTGTGGGCCGGGGTTCGGCTTCCAGATAATATTCTGGTTGCTCATATTGTAATAGGTTTCGCGCTAATAAGCCCAGATAAGACTCCACCCACAAAGGTCGTGTAGAACGCATCGTCTTCGGAACCAGAAGGGACAAGTCTGTAATATGTTACCGTCCCTGTGTCTGTTGTAAAGGTATATGTCCAGACTTCTCCATCTGTAATAGTGGTATTAAGGAATGGTTCTGCGCTCCATCCTGTTACCAAACTCATCCACGTTGTCTCTATTCTAGAGTCTATTTCATCTGTACTTAGATACTTATTGGTGTCCCCTTCTGTTAATTGATCCGTGGTCTTAGTACCGAACCAAGTGTTGAGCCCGTTGAGATCATAGAACTCAGGGTGTTCATGAGCCTCGAAGCTACCATCTGCACCAGATGGCCCCTGTAAACCTTGAGGGCCTTGTGGGCCAGCTGGGCCTTGAAGAGTAGCATCCGTTGAGATTGAAGATGAACTAGACTGAGCGATAACCGTATCGGCTTTAGTCTTGATAGTTTTAATCTGGTCTTCAAGGGCGTTAATCTCCCTGACCAAGAGTCCAACTACTAGCTGGACCTCGGCTGGGTTTGAGGATCTAACGACAGGGGGTCTCATTCACTAGAACACTGTGCCGTTACTTGAGGTGATGTCTGTGCCGTTGTAGGATTTTGGGCCTGTAAGAGAGATTTGATAAGTCACACTGGTAAGTGACTGGCCAAAATCGTAGTTTAACCTAAAGCACAATTCATTTGAAGACTCAACCCTTTCTATTTCTATATAGCTAGTGCCGAAACCTGCGTCAGCTCTTACTGTCGAGCCACCAGATGCGAGAGTCCCATTTCCAATATAACTTAATACAGAGTCCGCTGCTGCTGCATCACCTTGACCATGAATAATAACAAAGGGATCTCCACCAGAAAGCTTCTTAATAAAACCATCGAATTTTATTGATAGGTCATTGGATGGATAAGCACCTAAGACTCCTTTGATTGCTAGGTTGAATGAGCTATTCGCATAATCTCCATCAGTGATATCAAGTCGTGTTCCTAGCAATGTAGATGATCCAGTCTGACCATCAGCAGGTGAGCCTGTTGCATATACCCCATACTCCTCAGTGGCAGATGGTGATCCTGCTGCCATGCCGACGATGTAGGCTTTTGTGTTAGCATTAGCCCCTTTATCTCCCTTTAGCTGAACGAGAATATTGTTATCAGTCACAGATGGCACCCCCTCCACAACAGAAGTCCCAGAAGAAGAATCCTGACCACCCTCCAAGTCTATTGCTGGAGAAGAGAAAACAAAGTTAGAGGTATTATCAACAGAAGCAATGTCAATAGCATTAACAAGCTCTATTGAAGGAGTATCACCATCAAAATTTGTCCACACATTATAAACAACCCTTACCCACTTCCATGTCTTGCCAGCAGGGAGTGCCAATGTGCCCTCGGCAACAATAGCACCAGTCCCCGTATTCGCAGTCTCAGCATCCCCAACCGTCACCCACTCAAGATCAACAGAGCCACCGCCACCACCACCTCCACCCCAGTTGGTGTCACCGTAGTTACGGATAGCAGCAGCAGTCGCCACGGCATTTGGATCAACGGTCAATGTGGAAAGAACACCGTTCAGTTTGGAGAAAGGAACAGTGTCATCCACCAACTGAGAACCGTCGATGGTCTTGTTGGTTAGGGTTTGAGTAAGGTCAGTACCGACTACTGAGCCAGCTCCTACACCGTGAACTCCGGTTGCTAGGTTGTTGTGATCAGTGATGGCTTGATCCCTAGCTACTACCTCAGCTGCAATAGCATTAGTTCTAGCTAATGCCTCAGCGTCGATGTTAGCTTGAAGTGCTACTTGTGCGTCACTGATAGCTGTAGTTCTAGTGCTCTGCTCTGTGAACAACTGGCCTCCATTGACAGCATCTTTGCCAGCGGTAACAATAGTGCCATTGGCTACATTGGTGATCTTGAAGTTCGCTAGATTAAAAGCACCGGAAGCTGGAATAGATCCATCATGCCTGAATGCGTTAGCTGAAGTCGAGATGTTGTTAGCCACCTGAGTCGTCTGAATCGCTGTGAGCAAAGCCTGAAGCTTAGTCTCAAAGTCAAACCAGTTAAGATCCCAGTTGTTCTGCTCAGTGGTTGTTAGGTTAGTAGAAGCAGACATGTCGTTGAAGATCCCTGCCCCGCTATCCAGAGAGTTCAGATAAGACTCAAGTGTGGTGTAAGCAGTGGTCATGGAGTCACGTTCGGTCACGATGCTCAAAGCGTTTGCCTGAGTCACAGCATTGTTACGCTCTACTGTGTACTTGTCCCAGATACGCTTGAGTGTCGTCTTCTCGATGGCAGTGATCACACCGTCGTTGTTCATATCGGCTACAGCCTGTACTGATTCCCGTACAGTTGCAAGCATAGCCTTCGTGATGTTCTCTGTTGTCGTGGCTTTCGCAGACTGGTAGTTTCTGAACGCTTGATAGAACGCAGCTGAGCCCACTGCACTGTCTTGAGTGGTGATTGTAAAGTTAGGCGTGGACCCAGTAGGAGAAGTCAGGGCACCTAAGTAATCATCCAGCTCTGTGTAGTACAGGGCGAGGTTGGAGGTGCTGACTCCTGCTTCAACTGCTTGAGCGACGAAGGTATTGTGAGTGGCTTGAATGTCAGCCCACAAAGCATTCATTCTTTGCTTCTCTGCACCTGAGCTGATGATGCCATCACTCACGATGTTGTCTACGGTGGTGGTGTATTGGCTGTAAGTAGCAGGCTCTGATTCCCCGATGCTAGTTGCTTGGGCTGTGGCTACAGACTGAGACAGCAAACTGTACTGAGTACGGTGGTTGGTGAACTGGGCTTCCATGACTGCACGATCCACAGGTGTGTCAGTTTCCATGGCGCTAAACACACCCAGTGTGGTGTTTAAGTACGTGTCCAGTCCATTATAGGCAGTGGTATAAGCTGAAGGCACCGTTACACCGAAGGTTCCAGCGTGTGCTGTGATGATTGTGTTCTGCGTAACGATGTCTTCCCAAGCCTGCTTGAGCAATCGTTTCTCAGATCCACCATTGATGATGCCGTCAGCTGCAATGTCGCTGACTGAGTTAGATATAGTGGTGAGTGAGCTATTGAAACCATCTATCGTGGCCTGAAAGTTGGTGTCAACATAATTGTCTAACGCCTTCATGTCCAAGTAATAATTGTTCCATGCTAGGTTCCAAGCTGACACGTCTGAGACTGTGGTAGTCGTGGCCATGTTAGCAAAGACAGTGAGAGTCGTGTCGATCAGAGTCAGCCAAGTGGAATATGTTGCAACGTAGATCGTGTATTCACTAGACCCTGTGTGTCCAAGGCTTGTAGCCCTAGCTGTCAACCGAGTGTACTCTCCTTTGATTCTATCATACTCTCGTTTGAGATTGATCTTCTCTTGGGGGGTGATCTTGTTGTCAGCTGCGATCTCATCCACTGTGTTCTGAATAGCTGTAACATCACCATTAAGTGTCTGGAGCAAGGTCTGACTAGCTGAACGAATCGACGCCAGTATGGTAGCCTCTTTGTCCAAGAGATCATTCCAAACCGTAGCGAAGTTCACTGGCAGTGGGTTAGCTGGAATAGGAGGCAGGCCGAGCCATGTGCTGTAAGCCGTGATGTAATTGGTGTATGCTCCACTGCCGTCAATACCATATGATGTGGCAGAAGAGATGATCTCTGTGTTTCTGGCTGTGAGTTCAGCTTGAAGAGTCTGAAGAACCTCAGTCTCGTCTGTAGTAAGAGAACTGTCGGATGCCATGGTTGTGATCTGAGTCTTCAGCTCACTCAAGTGGCCGGAGTCTGGGCTCTGTGCATTGGCCAAAGTCTTAGCAATCGTCCTAGCCCCGATGTCAGTAAGAGCTTCCCATGATGAGGCCATCCCATTGCCTGATGTGTAGGCAACGACATTGATCTTCTCTTGGTTAGCAGAGCTTGTGTCTATCCAGCGATCCAGTAAGTTAGCTGAGTCGGGCATGGTGCCACTACGGGTCGTGACCGGGATGGCTGCGAGTGCAGTCTCCAAAGCCTCAACCAAAACCTCAATGCTGGTGAAGTTCGACCAAGCTGGGTTAGTGATGTACTCTCTCAGCTGTGCGCTGGTTAAGGCATTACGCTGGGGTGGAACAACAGGAAAGGAGTTTAATTCTATTGGCATGTCTGGACCTTTGGGCTGCTGTATGTTATTCTAAATGGGTGGCTGTCCACGTTTATGTCAGGTCTGTACTATGCGGTATCAGCTTTGATGACTTCTGGACACCTTGATTTATGATGGTGAGGTCTGCTTTCTTGGCTAAGATAGCCGTGGCCTCAATATCGGCGAGGCTTATATTATTAAGGCTGGAAGTAGCCAACCCATTGGCTGTGATCCCAGCATTATCTGGTTCACTTACCATATCAGTGTTTGTGGTGGTAGTGTCAACTAAGGTCACATTGGCCACCGCATCCACAGCAGGGTTAAAATCGTTCAATGCTGTGATCTGTGCTTGGGTGACATCATGTTCTGCTAAAAGTAACGCCTGTCTTGCGTCTGCTTGGGTTTTGGTTTCTAGCGCGTCAATCTTCCCTTCGTTAGCATTGACTTCAGCGATGATCGAAGCTTGTGCATCAGTGACGTTCGTGGGGGTTGAGAATCCAGTTGCGGTGATCCAGTTTCCTTGGTTGGTTTGGAGTTCGCTGGTATCTGCAAGTATTCCCGCAATGCTCGCGTTGTCAGGCGCTGTCGTGTTGGCTCCATCGGTTCCTCGCATAACCTCATTCTCAAAGCTTGCGTCCAAATCAATAGTTGCGCCCGCTGAATTGTCAGTGATGGCAGTCTTGGGAATTCCACGAACAGAGATAACTCCACCAGTGTTTGAAACGTCAAGATTCGCCTTGCCCGCGTTGTACTCTAGCGTTGTGTTGCACCCTGCCGTTGAGCCAGAGAGCAGTAATCCACCGTTGTAGCTCCTCACGCTCAATTGAGTGTTTGTACCGTGGGTGATTTGTGGTGCTGTTAATCCCGCGATGTTACTCACGCAGCGAGACAAGAGAACACTCGCACCATCCTCAAGAGTCATCGCGCCCGCAAAACCACAAGTGACATAAGAACCGTTCAAGCCCGTTGTGCCGTCGAGGAGGTTAACAGTCTCACAAGCATGAATCCCTGTTGAAGCGCCACCCATGTTCATTTCGCTAAAGGTTGAGCCCGTGAGGTCATAGCCTGCTGTCAGCAAAGTGTCCGTAATGTTACCACCCTTCACGATAAAGCCTTGGAGGTCGGCGTCTAGAGTGACTGTGCCACGGATACGAATATCGCGGAAACCATAATTGTCTGCTAGAATCTTGGCGTTTGACCAAGAGTTCACGGGGTTGCTTTGAGTTCCGTATGGGTAAACGCTCGCATTTGTTCCGTTAACGGGATCAATCCAGATTTGATATTGGTACTCACTCAAGACCTGAGCAGCGGAAACGGTGAAGTATTTGACATCACCGTTGGAGTTATCCAAGGGCGTACCGTCTGTTGATTGAACGAAGGCCGCAATCGTCGCCCCATCGTCCCCCGCGTTGTCACGAATATGACGAACAGCAGTCTCATAAAACAGATAAGCACCAGTCGGTAGCGTCACATAAGACACCTCTCCACCACCGTTCATCAAGTAGCTCATGCCGTCCTGAGTTTGCAGAGCATCCTCGACCTCATCAAAGCAAGAACGAACTGGCGCTTCACCGTCCCCGATTCTTAGATTCATCCGTGAGCCATCAGCTTGAGGCACAACGGAAAGGAAAGCAGATGTTGATGCTGTGTATGCCGCGGAGCCGTCAGGCAAAAGCTTTTGACTTTGAGTAGCATCAACGGTAACATCTGAACCTGTGGCGCTGAATGTCCCGATTATTGGAGCATATCCCGCTCGGTTGATGCAGTATGACCATGTGCCCGTTGAACCGTTAGGCACGTTATAAATTACGGTTCCCGTTTGGCTTGTCTGTCTGCCTTGAACGGTTGTGTTGTCATTCTCTAGGAACTGAACGTTTGCAGAGGTGAGGTTGTTGATCGTGACCGTAACCCCTGCAATTACAAAGTTTACCGTATCTCCCGTGGTTAGTGGCTGCTGTTGCCCCGCGTCTAAGACAACATCAATACTTCCTCCGCTTGAGTTATTAAGCGTTGAAGCTGCGTCGAAAGTGAACCCAGTTGCGTCATACGTCCCGCCATTGGCAACGTCGATAGTTGTTGTGGCGTCTGCGCTTCCCGTCCATGTCGCTTGTTCTGCGTTCCATGTCATGTTTTGGAGGACGAGGTCGTTAAATATGGTATTCCCTGTGCCGTTGCTTAGTGTGCCATCTTTGAAACCACCTGTGAAAGTGGATGCCGTGATGGTTAGCGTGGTCCCTGTGAGGTCATAAACCGTGGCCCCTGAGAAGTTCACAGCAATGTCTAGTGTTTTGCAGTCTATGATGTTGCCTTCTCTGCCTACTGTCGGTTCAGATTCTCCCAAATAAGCAGCAACTAGTTCAGACTTTGCTCTGTCATATAGCTTTTGAGGAGTCTCCAATTCAGTGTAAGCATCTACAGTTGCTTTATTTGTCTCTATAATGGATAAATCAGGAGTCATTGGCAATGATTCTGTCAGTGTCCCTAATCCGTATAGAGCTGTATTCCATTGAGTGATTGACCTATCATACGCAATAATGTTTAAAGGTATAGTCTCAGAATTGGTTCTATCGTCTAGTACTATATTACCTGTACCTCCCTCTATTAAGATAGCAAGCATAAGAAGCAAGTTATCGTTAATAGGCGTTGATTGATTAATACCAGTATATTCTTTATCTAATGTATCATCTTGTGAACTATCAGTTGCGTTCATAGGACCAACTTGTCGCAATCCGTTATTTATGTCTTTTCCATAATAAGAAAATTCTGATAACGATACACCATTCAAGTCTTCTGGAGTTATGTCAATTTGTCTTAGAACATGTGCATATAAATTTCGACTTGATTCTGCTGAAAAAGATACTTGTTTAAATGCATTTTGAATATATATATCTTCTGATCTATGAGAGTCATTTTGAGCACTTGTTACATCGGACGTATTGGTATTCTCTGAGTTATCTAAGTCTATTAATGTTTGCTCTGGATGAACCCCATTATATGTTTGAAATTCTCCTTTCTTAAAAATAAAAGCAGCATTATTAAATCCATATGTAGTAAAGAAACGAGACTGCAAAACAAGTCCGTCAAAAACCATATTATTAATATTTAGATTTGAACCACCACCTACACTAGTAGGAGTAAGTCTTAATTGAACTTCTTGTGTACTCGATAGACTCAATAATGTTCCATCATTGATAGTTAATGTAGAACCTCCTTCTATTCTTAATGTTCCGAAAGTTCTTATGGTTCCACCATTCCAAATAAATGTTCCTCCTGATGACACATACATCATGAAGTAAGAGAAGAAGTCATTAGAACTTCCTATGAATTCTATACCAGAACCTTGGGAGTACGTGTCTACTCCGTTTACATTTTGGAATACTCCTAGTCTTAAAATACCACCACTTGCAACTCTTAATGGAGTTAAAGTTGTGTTGTTCTTTGCAATAGCACTTAATACAATTTTTTCTTTAGAGGGGTCTATCTGCAAGTCCCCGTCTATTTTAAGTCTGACATCTTCAGCAAAGGTATAGGTTTTGAAATCCCCTGTTTCAATGTAGTCTACAAACTCTAAACCTCTTAATCCTAATAAATCAGTTTCGGTTGTTGAAGTTGTTAAAGTAACTACTTTATCAGTTGTTCCACTTTCCACCCAATTAGTTGATGGATTAAGACCATCTCCTTTAACAATGGTTCCACCTGTTGCCGTTATTGTTGTATTGTTCAGTTTGGCATTATTAACACCTAATACAGTAGAAGTCCCACTTCCGATGTGCTCAACCTCGGTGGGTTCAAATCCTGAGATAGTGAAGCTAGTCACGGTGTCGGTGTCCACAACAAACTTATCGGCCGCATCCTCCGTATACGTTGCCCCATCAGTCACCGTGACTATTCCAGCTTGCAGCACTGTTATTGTGCCTCCGTCAGTGGTGGTGGATATGACTGTGCCCTGTGCAACTGTGATAGTTATGTTGTTTACAGAATCATTATGAACTTTAATAGTCCCACTAGATGAAAGCCCTGACAAATCATAAGACCCCGCACCACCACTGCCTAGCGTTATGTCATTCCCCGAATTATTAGAGAATATAGCATTAATGGCTGAGTAATCCCCTGCACCAGAGGTGATGACTAAACCATCGGCATCACTCTCATTATTACGAATGATAGCCCCTGTGATCGTCGTGTCTGACGTTATCTCTACCCGCCAAGCCCTGTCAAATACACAGTCTGTCGCCGTGGCGTGAGCAAGCTTAACACTGTTGGCATTGTAAAATTGGTTCGTATCGAAAAGGCATGTGCCACTGGTTGACCCCGTGACCTCAATATCGTATTCACCTCCACTTGAGCGACTAACACCTGAGAAGATAAATCCCGATTGAAACCGCACATAGTCAGATGCACTCTGATTAATGGTCACTAAACGACCGTGCCCCGCTGTGCCATCACCAACAAAGGCCGCCATATATCCCTCTATGCCTACCTCATCAATAAGTTGAGCGGCGCGACTGGGATAGAAAGCAATTTGAGAAACCGATTGATCCCACCTTGTTAAAGTGGACCCATCGCCGATTGTGAACCCATATTGAACAGCATAGGTTCTGCCCAAACCACCTGCTTGGTCAATACGATTATAAGCAAACCATCGCCCCGAATCACCATTATCTGGCAATGAACCTCGTTTATCCGAAATAAAATCAAGGTCGATAGGAGTAGAGACATCACCATCTGTAACAATCGGAGGGTCGCAAGTTTTCAGCCTACCCATGTAAACATCGACTTGATCACTAGAGGCAACATCAGCATGCAATTCTACATCATTAATATCGGTCCAGTCGATTGTTCCACTTGATGCGTCTGGTGTTGCGTTTCTGTCGATAACAAAAGCTTGACCATTTAAAGCGTTTGCGCCTCCAATGGGTTCATACGTTTTATATCCACCGAAAGAACTTAACGTGATGGAAAATAAATCAGAACCGCCGATATTATATCGAACCCAATTCCCCGAACCATCAACTACGAGGAATCGCAACCCCCCATTTGCAAGAGTATTGATATTCCCAAAGACATTGTACTGTTGTGAGGCGAGTTGAAAATAAATATATTGCCTTGTGGAAAAATCACTGGATGAAGTTGCTAGGGGCAACCTGCCGCCGTAAAGACCAGTGACGGCAGAATTGGTATCAAAACCCTCCCCTCCCTGCAGACCAATAAAGTTGCTGGCCGCTGTTGCAGATTCACGCAATGGAGCGACCATCGTTGAACTACCTGTTTGCAGCTCCTCGATGTTGGTCATCGCATAATCAATACTTGGTGATGCCATTTCTTACGCCCCCTGTGGTGCAACAAAGACCGCATTGAGATTAGGATGTTCAACCCCCAGAATATCAGCTATCCCCGCTTCAGTTGCGTAGTAAGCAGCTCCGACACTAGCCAGAGCGTGGGTGGTGATGTAGCTCTCAACGTGAGGAATCACAACCTTGTAAACTTTCTCAATATCATAGATGCGGCTCCCGTCATCCATATAAGCGAATGGGACCAATTCAATTGTGAGGCTTTGCTGACTATTCGCGTGAGTCGGAAACCCAAAATCAAAGCGCTTAACGTGCAACCCTTCAAGCTTAAAATCGCCAGAGGCCTTTACATATTCGAGGTTTGTTATTTTAATCATGCCCTTATTTCACAATAAATGTCTATCACAACGAATGCAAGAACCGTCCGTGAGATGGTTCCTAGTTTCACACTTAGGGCATACCATTACCGTGGACTTGGTTACCAGATCCGTATTGATGGTTTCCAGTTCTGGTGTGTAGATTTCCGTTGGCACATCCCAGTCGTGAGTTTCCTCCTGACGAGCTTTCAACTTCTCTTTCGCTCTCCCGACTAGCCTTGCCATGATCGTCTTGCCACCCATTAACGAACTCCAGAAACAACTCGACCCACTTGGAGAGCCATCGCGTGTAGAAGCGCATAAGCAATCCCTCCTGTGGTGATCTCGTAGACGGAGTTGCCAGAGGCTTTCCAGTGGATGAAGAGGAAGTCAAACTGCGTGGGCGACGAATCGGGGTTGAACGTCCAGAGAACTTCTGAAGGTTCGTTGATGCAGAGAAGGGCACACGCGCAAACTGTTGCGACGAGCATGAGGGTAGAAGCACTGTAAAAAGGCTTGTCTTGAACAGTAGCAAGATGATCAACCAGAGCTTTCGAGTCATTAGATTTTGATACCTGCTTGAGTTGAAGTAACTTGTACTTATTGGCCTGACCTTTCTCGTAGACACCGATCATGGTCCCTAAAGCACTCGACCCTGCTACACCTAAAAGTTCTGCTATCATTTCTTTCCCTCGATGTAGGGCAGTCTAGCTTCGATGGATTTAATACTACCGTTTAGGTCCGAGCATTGTCTATAGAGCTCGCGGTCATTGTTGCGATACCGTTCATCCATCTGTTTTAGCTCGCCCTCCAACCGTCTGTCCTGTTCATCACTTTTCACTTCGTTCTTTGTGATAAGTCCGAACACCACCTTAAACACGAAAGCAACAACGCCTCCGATAATAAACTGTGCCCAATCCGATAAGAAGTTCACTTATCTAACTTCCCTTCGAGTCTCATCAGGATGTCGTTGTTCTTCTGCATCACAACTTTGAACTCACCGAACTCTTGTTTGGTGTCCTCAATCTCATCAGCGTTAGCTTGGATGCGTTCAGCATTAGTGTTTACATGGAGCTTTACTGGGGCAACGGCATCATCAGCAGCTTGCTGTGAAAGCCACCAAGCACCTGCACACGCGAGTCCTAACATCGTGCCCACTGCCGTCATCGTAGCGTTGCGCTGCTGAATCTCAGCCTGCTTAATAGCAATCCAAGCATCTGACTGTCGGCGTTGCATGTCTTCTCGACTCTGTTCTGTGGGGGATAAATTCATTTCGTCGTGGGAAAACCTAGAAGGTCATAAAGTTCGTCTGGGTCTAAAGGTTTCTGGAACTCAGCGACGATGTTGACCCCCTGTTCCCTTAACTCATCCCCAATCCCATGTAAGAAATCAGCGCACGATAAGAGCACAATACCGATTCCTGTAAGTCTGTCTTTATTGTCACCGAGTATCTCAGCACCACTCTTCGGCTCCATGTGCAGATCAGAGATGATGAGATCAACTCGATGCTTATCGAGAGCGTAGAGGAACTTACGTTCGGTGTCCACTGTGATCACCTTATCGACATCAGGGATAACCGACACCACCGCTTGATAGTAGCGATGGAGGTCAGTGTCGTCGTCGATAAAGAGGATGTTCATTATGAGCTAGTCACAGCTTCCCAAGCAGAGCCGTTGTAGAAGTTCAGCTTGTTGGTGGTTTCGTTGAACAGTAGCAACCCATCGGCTGGAGACACCACAGCGTCACGTTCCGCTGTCGTAAGACTAGGAGGCTGAATACCGTTAGGCCCGATCTGAGCGAAGGGTGCTCCTGATTCTTTGAAGATCACCTTGCCGTCACTCTGGATTTCCATTGTGTTATCAGGAGTGGCGAGCGTTGCTTTGCTGAATCGCTGTGATCCAACGAGCTGAAGCTGAAGGTCGAATTGGGTTGTGTACGCTACGTCACCAAGAGCCTTGAAGGTTTCTTGATCTACGAAGGCGTTTGCACTGTGAGCGGCAGTCGGTGGTGTGAAATCCGTAGTCCACTCAGCCACTCCGATCATCAATCGCCACTCATCGAGATGTCCTATCTCACCACCAACACCGATACGGATGTCATTTGTGTTCTCAAACAGAGAGAATCCCCCAGCGAGAGTGACGTTTCCGACAGAGACACCGTCAACATAAATATCAACCTCAAGACCATTTCTAACGACTGCGACATGTTGCCACACCCCTGCTGTGATCTCTGTCCCTGTGGTTAAAACCGTTCCAGCACTTGCCCCATCGTCACTCATTCTGAGTCTAATGGTCCCTGCAATGATCTGGATATCCATAGAGAAAGACCCAGAGGTATTGCTGTAAAGTGCCTTTGTAGATATGAGATCTACAGGTCTGACCCAACAATCGAAAGTGAAATCCTGAGTAGTCAGGTCAAGGTCAGTGCTGTGCGTGATGTAAGCGCCATCGGCTGAAGCATCCAACTCAAGGGATGCCCCACCAAACTTGCTTTGTGCGGTATCAATTTCTGCCGCTCCAGCAGGAGTAACAGTGAAGCCTCCTACTGAGTCTGTCAATGTTGTGCTCCCATCTACACCATCAAGATGTAGTAGAATCATGGTTGTGTCACCAATGAAGCCTTCACCATCCACAGCGTAAGCCACATTCACTTTACCAGTTCCACTGATTAAAGCGGAAAGCTCATCATAAGCCTTGAAGCTTGATGGGCTGAATGTTCCTGACTCTCCAGTTGCTAGGTTGGTGTCGAAGGTGTTGTTCATTGATACGTGATTTAGAGTGACAAGGGCGAAAGACCCGAAGTGGTTTAGTCCATTGGATGAGTCTACCCTCCAATACCTACCAGATGTCACTGTTGGTAGTACCGTCAGCGCCACCTCTCCATTGGTGCTACCGTCAAACCCGCTAAACGCAGAGAGTACGTCAGTCCAAGGTCCAGATATAGAGGGTCCAACCTGTAACTTCGTATCCGCTGGGAAGAAGTTACTCTGTCCTCCCGTGACAGGGTCGTCACCTAAATACGCTCCATATATATCATGGGACGCCCCTAGATCAAAAATGAAGTCTCCACCGTATATAGCATATCGAGCAGGCGCGTCTTGACTCATGAACCCATCCACCGTGTGGAAAGATGTGATTGCGACACCTCCGTTGTCAATGAAATTTACCCCCAAGGTGTAGTCCACCGACGAAGAAACGTCACCTAGCAATAGCTCATTCCCGTACTCATCAGCTACAGTCACATCGACATTAGCACCAACGTTAGTGTAATCTGAGTCAGCTACGCTTTGATCACTCACCGCACCAGCTAGGCCGAATGTTCCCGATGTGGCGATCACATCACCATTCGTGTTCACTTGCATCGTGTTCCCTGCTGGTGTGCTCAATGCAAGCTTCGAGAAGCGTTGAGAGCCAACTAGCTGAGTTCTCAAGTTGAACTGAGAGGAGTACGCTATTGTGTCTAGGGCTTTGAAGGACTCTTGATCGTAAGCTTGCTGGTATTTCACTCCGAAATTGTAGGTGAAATTTGCTCCAGCCATAGCCTGATTGGTTTGATTCCCCGTTAATGATCCTGCTACAAACTGAATGTCGTAACCACCATTGGCGTATTTAAAGTCAACACTGTTACCTACTAGAGATGCTCCGATATAGTCAGTATCAGCATTCAGAACGGTGTCAGAGATAGCGAATGCGTGAGGCGTGTCCTCAACAAAAGCTACAGAAGATTCAGTGCCGACACTTGTCAGATCAAAGTTGGAAGCGTTGGGCGTTGCCGTGTAATACTCTACACTCTCTGTTCCTGTGGAGCACTCGATTGAGATTTCACTGATAGTGACGTTCCCACTCAGCCCTAAGTCAGATAGCTTCACGAGAACAGTATTCACTGCGGTCGTTAAGTCCGTCGTAGGTCGAACCGTAGGGGCATCGACAATCTCACCTTGAAAAGCACCACCATCCACAGAGTAAGCAAGCTGAATCTTCCCCGCACCGTTGATTGGTAAATCGTTCTCGTCAGTCGCTACGAAAGAACTAGGGTCGAATGATCCAGCTCCTAACGCTAAGAGGGAATCGAAGGTGTTGAGGGTTGTTGCGGGAATGCTCTCAAAGTACCTCATTTCCGCGATACTTACGGATGCTCCACCGTTGACCGATGTCACGTTTACCCTGTAATATCGGTAACTAGCTGGAGAGTCCATATTGATCACACCTGAGATATTTGGCGCTTGAATGTGGTCTTGATCAGTGACGGTATGTACGACATCCCAATCCGAATCGTTGTTACTGCCCTCAATAGTGTAGTCTCTAGGTCCACGGTTTACCTCTGCACCTCCCATCTGATAGGACACAAATGTCCTTGGCGAAACCAAATCAATCTTGAGCCATCCTGTAGTACCTGCGCCAGAGAGCCACCCATGAGAACTCCCAGTGCCCGACGTGAGTAGACCGTCAAAAGCTTTGTATGGAGAATACGCTCCAGATACCGAACTAGCAGAGGTGACATATGGGGTTGAATCATCTGTATTAAGATTCCCATCATTAAACTGGGTTCCAGAAGTGATAAGAGAATTGCTGTACTCGTCTGCCACACCTACATTAACATTAAAACCCAAGTTAGTGAAGTCGCCAGCAGTCACAGTACGTTCTGTGTCAGAAGCGGATTGGCCGAACTCACCACTCTTGGCGGTGATCTTACCAGTGTTGTCTATCTGAGCTACGATTTCATCAGTAGCGTTAAGAATCTCAAGTCCATCACCACCAGCGGGAGTCTTGAATTTGTTAGCGATTAGCGTGTCAGGCTCAAGGGCCGTGACCTCATTCGTTGCCGCGTTTCTTGTGATGATCTCACGTACTGCGTCAATCTGAACCCAGACTGAGCCATCCCAGCGCCATTCCATAGCACCGTTGTCGGTCTGAATGGTTCCACAACCTGTGATGGTGGCGATGAGAGTACCACAGTTGCCGCCTTTATCATATACTCTGAGCCTGTCACCCAGAACGGGTGAAGCGTTAGGCGTGATCGTGATCGCGTTAGAAGTAGTATCAACGGGGACCATGACGGACCCTTCATCAATTACTGTGTAAGTAGTACCTGTCTGTACTGCTATCTCTTCGTAGGTGTCTTTGGCATCTGAGACACCCCCGGCTCCTGATGCGCTCTGTGGATTAATAGGCATTAGAAACTCTCCACGATTTCAAGTTGGCAAGTCCCACCACCTAACACAGTCCTAGCGTAGACAGCGAGCCTAGCTCCGAAGGTAGGCTCGATAGCTGCTCCTGCTGCTACGGTCATTCCAGCTGTGGCTTGAGTTGGGTCGTTACTAAAGTCTGTGTCGTTCGGAGCCAAGATCACGTCGTCGGTTCCGTTGTTCTTTATATAGATAGCACTTCTGGCTTCACCGTCACCTAAGAGAGTCCATGACCCTACTATAGAGTCTTGACGTTGTGGTCTCCAGTTCTCAACTGAAACGGACTCCACTATCTTACCGCTGGCGTCCCTTGCTAATTGGCTGGGTTGTTGTTGTGGTATAATCGTTGCCATGCGTATTGCCCTTGTCAGAGGACAATAGTTTATTCAAACGTGCTATGGTGTCAAGTTTTACTAGGGCTCAGTCCCATCTTTCAAGGGAATAACTCCTCCTTAGTGGGGTCGTCACCATCCTGTAGCCTGTTCTCAGGGCTGGGTAAGGCCACAGTTCTGGCTGAATCACCGTCAATTGCACCAATATCTATGACCTCAAGGGGCTCTAAATGCCCTTGAAATACCTCTCCGATGATAGGTAATACGTTAACTTTGTGATCAACGTGGACCTCTTGCACTACTGGGGCCTCGTAGCCAGTCATCTTATTGAGTAGCTCTACGGCTTTGAGGACCGTTAAAGCACTGAGTCCGGGTCGCCTCCTTCCCTTTTCATAGTCCAATATCATCCCTTTCAGGATTGCAGCTTGAGTGTCACGAGAAACGAAAGGAGAGTTTCTGTTCTCACTGAGAGCACGATGAGCTTTCTGTTTAGTGGTGTCTTCATTAAGGAAGTCAGTTAGATCTTTCTCAGCTTGCGCCTTTTCGTTCTGGGCATTGGCAATGTCCTGACTCCTGACACGCATCAACTCATCAACCATGGCCTCCTTCTGGTAGCCATGACTTTCAAAGACTGCATTGAGATGCTGCTGTGCTTGTGTTTGTTGTGCGGTTAAAACCATATTATTAATATCTGGCTCGCTGTGTAACCAAGCAAGTATAGGAGGTGGTGTTCTTTATACAAGCTTTAGATACAGTAGCAGAGGGCTTATGTAATTTCCAAAAAATATTTTTAGCAGTGCTCGTAAGACTACTGCGTATGGGGCAGGAAGTGGATCTTATATTTTACCGATGATTTTTATGGGGCAGGAAGTGAAACAATAAAAGTGCCCTCACTATAATACATGGGGTATATGATATAGAGAGAATTTTCCCTTGGACCATACCCACCTTTTTCTTAGTGTGCTCAGGGGCCCCCTAGGATTTTTAGAAGGGTATCGTTATAATGTAGTCAGGAGCAATAAGCTCCGACCGCCCAACCTGCAAAGGTTAGCGCCTGCAAAGGTGCAATAGGGCAAGCTCTTTTACACAGTCTAAATTTCACGATCATCCGCATGTCGCGGTCTGATCAAGCGCCCTTTCCTTATTACATACCATAGGAGGTATCTATGTCTGCGCTAGACAAAATCAATACTGCACTCAGCAAATCCGTAGAAGCACTAACGCGAAAGCGTGATGGCATTAGAGAAGAGCTGGAGTTCTTTAAAGGCTTACAAAGTCCAGCCTGTCAAGAACGCATCATAAAACTTGAGAATAAATTGACTGAAGCTGAGGATCAATTGGAAGCTGAAACAATTAAATGCGCCGAGTTGTTTTCGAATGAGCGTGTTGCTAAAACCAACAAGCGCCTGTTTAGCGCTCAACAAAAACACAAAGTAGCGCACGACGAGCACAAGGAAGCCTTTGGGTTCTCAGAAGCTTATGAGTCCCTTAACAGGGATCAGAAGCGGTCCATGGACCACGCCATGGTCGAGGGGCTTATATCCTCTCTTATCGTGGAAACAACCGATGAGAAAGGTGTGTTTCTCTCCAAGGGGATTGACTGTCATCCAGATCAAACTTTCAAGTTTGTTACTGTCAAGAACAAGGCAGGAAAGAAAAAAGTCACTTTTGAAGTGATCGACGTAAAATAATCTCATGAACCCATGGCGGTGGTACGCCATGGGTTCTCTAAACGGTGGACCCCTTAACGAGTCCACAAGTCCTGCCTGAAAAGGCTATCGGTTGAAGAACCGATTTACTGGGGCGTGCACATTGACAATCTGGACGAAAGGGAGGCCCTAAGAAGCTGAACGAGTAGTCAAAATGCCTCGCCATCGTTAGTAGTCGATGGATCCAGTAGCACGGAATAGGCGAGCGACTTGCACCAAAGCCAAAGACAAGGTGACTTGATCGCGTACAAAAAATATTAAAACCAAACTGATTAAAAGGTTTGGGTTCTTAGCCAAAGCCAATATCTAATAAGACCGAAGCTTTGCACCACTCAACACCATGCCGAGCCCATCTAGTGGACTAGACACTTGACAATCTCAAGAACCACGTAATGATGACGACAGGACGGCCCCTAGTTTGAGTGTAAGGATTAAATAAGGCGCGGGCTAGTTAAGAGTTTACTTAAATCCCCCATAGGAAAAACGTACTCCCAACACCAGTCCCGCGCCTTTTCCTTTACTTAGATTCCCATATGTGGATTTTCAGTTCTTTATGTCATATATGTGACACAACATTAAGATTAAAGCTTATGTTTACTTTAATCTACCATAGTTTTTATGTGAGATTAAAGTAAACATAAGTTATTAACTTGTATTGTATATATATAAGAAAGAAATAATATATATATATAGGG